CTGCCACCCCTGAGATTGCTCCTCCCATTGCCCGTCAAGTAGACCGTGACAGCGGTACGTTTGGCGTCCAGAGCTACGACTACGGTCCTGTTGAGATCGCATCGGAAGTTGGCTGGGATGCATATAAAAATGTTGCAGACGGTATCATGCGTATGCTTGATAAGACCGGACTTCTGCACGGATACAGCTTCAATAGTTGGTCGGATGTGATCACCTATGACGAAGCGTTTATTGAAGACTGGTTGGCTTCTGACCAAACTAGTCTCTACTATTCGCTTCAGGTAATGGGAGACACCCAAGACAAGACCAGCGCTTATGCCGCATTGGAGGAGTCAGAGGTTGACGATTACCTGGAGTCGCTTTTAAATGACCCTGCTCCTGATTGTAATTGCGGCGAATGAACCCCTATCAAAAACTTCTCGAACGAAAAAGAACTTGGACACCTGTACAAACAACTGCAGGTAAATTGGTTGAAGGTGCGGAAGAAGCTATCTACCGTGCCTTGGCTATCCGCCACATGGAGTTGCCAGTTGGTGACTTCATTCACGATGCATTAAAAAATGAAGTACCTAAAATGGCAAGGGATCTCCTTTTGTCCAATATTAAGGACGAGGAAAATCACGACCTTGCACTCGGTTACATCGCCAACGCTATCGGGACTGATGAAAAAGCTGAGGAAGAAGCCAAGCGTTTGCGCGACGCCTGGATTGCTCATCCAGATCACACGATCCTCAAAGCGTTGGTTGCCGAACGTGCGGTTTTCTTTGTGCTCCTCCCGTTCTTCCGATTTAACGGTGATGCTGGTCTCCGAACAGTAAGTGCAGACATTAGTCGTGATGAACAAGTACACGTTGCAACAAATAGTTTGGTATGTCGTGAGCTTAATCTCGATTGGAGTCCTTCTTTGGATAAGCTCAGGAAAGCAACCATTAATTGGGTGATGCAACCACTAGGTATAAATACTACCAATAAATATTTGGACAAAAAATTTTGGCTCGATTCTAGCGACCGCTTGATGTATGAGGGTAAAGCTCCTGAGCTTGCCGATACAAAACGAGCCCGTATGCCTGCGTTCTTTGAACATGCAAACCCCAACCTCCCACAATACGCTTAATCTACTTGACGTAAGAGGCATGACAGCCAATGCCATGCTTCACAAACTAGAAGAAACGTTTCCGCCCACCAACCCTACACCTGAAGATACAATGGAAAAAATTATGTACCGATCTGGTCAGCGTAGCGTCGTTGAGTGGGTCATCCAATATATGGAGGATAATTAAATGGCTGATACAACACTTCGCTTTCAACAACCCGCTAAACCATTGAGCAATTTTGAAAAGGCGATCCAGGCTTCGGCTGGTAACCCTGCAACTTTTAGATCAGAGTTTGATGCACTTAATGCTGGGTTTTCTAGTGCCGCTGACATGACTACCAACCGCATCATGCGGAACCAACTTGAAGCAAAAGCGACAGCAGCAAATATGCCCCTGGCAGAAGCTTATAAATTAGCTGGTCCAGATCTGACTAACACTGCGTCACTTCAACAGGCTTGGAATCAAATCCCTGCTCAGCCTTCAGCACCCGCCCAGCAGCAGGCAGCTCCAAAATCAACAGCATCTACCGCTACACCTACCGAAAAATCGCAGCAATATACAAGCGACGCCGATAAGATTTTGGCGGGTATTGAAGCTTTGCTAGCAGGTCTACCTGACTATGGAGCAGAGATGAAACAGATGCGGGAAGACTTTGCACAATCGCAAAGAACTCTAGCTGCTAACATGTCTATGAGTCAGAAAACCCCTAACCTTCAAATCCAACCTGCTTCTGGTACTCCTCAAACAGGTGGTACTCAATCCTTCCGTCGCCGTCCGCGGCAGTTTGGTGGTGGCGCAGCCGGTACTGTTCTGGCTGGTCTTAACCTTGGTCAACCTAGTATGATGAACGTCTAATGACTGCTAAATCTCGTTATGACAGATTGTCTTCAGACCGTTCCCAGTTTCTCAACACTGCACGACAAGCAGCAGATCTCACTCTTCCTTACCTGATCCGAGAGGATGAGGTTTATACCAAAGGCTCACTTAAACTCACGACCCCGTGGCAAAGCGTTGGAGCAAAAGGGGTAGTCACTCTAGCATCCAAGTTGATGCTGGCTCTACTGCCTCCTCAAACCAGCTTCTTTAAGCTACAGGTGAATGACATTAATTTGCCCCAGGAACTTGGACCAGAGATCCGATCTGAACTTGACTTGTCCTTTGCTAAGATTGAACGCACCATCATGGAAGCCATCGCTGCTTCTGGTGATCGTGTTGTCGTTCATCAAGCATTGAAGCATCTTGTTGTTGCTGGTAATGCTCTTATCTACATGGGTAAGGATGGGCTTAAGCTTTATCCTTTGAACCGTTATGTGGTAGATAGAGATGGTAACGGTAATGTTATTGAGATAGTAACAAAAGAAACAATCTCGAAAAAATTACTCAAACTTGAGTACCCCGGTTACGAACTATCGGAACCTAATTCACCCGTTGATAATGCATCACGTCACGATGATGAATGTGATATCTATACGCACGTCGTACTAGATAACAACCGTTGGATCTGGCATCAAGAAGTAGAGGATAAAATTCTACCCAAGTCTATGGGTAAGGCTCCTCTCGATGCTAATCCTTGGCTAGTCCTACGCTTCAACCACGTCGATGGAGAAGTCTATGGGCGTGGACGTGTTGAAGAATTCATCGGTGACCTGAAGTCACTTGAAGCACTGTCACAAGCACTCGTTGAAGGCAGCGCTGCTGCTGCTAAGGTAGTGTTTACTGTCAGTCCTTCCAGCACCACCAAGCCCGCAACGCTTGCTAAGGCAGGCAACGGTGCTATCATCCAGGGTCGTCCTGATGACATCGGTGTGGTGCAGGTTGGGAAGACAGCTGACTTCCAGACCGCCTATCAAATGGTAGGTACCTTGTCCCAACGATTGAGCGAAGCATTCCTTATTTTGAATGTCAGGCAATCTGAACGGACAACAGCTGAAGAAGTTAGGATGACTCAACTCGAACTTGAACAACAACTAGGCGGCTTGTTCTCCTTGTTGACTGTTGAGTTCTTGGTTCCTTATCTCAATCGTAAACTGAATGTTGCTCAAAAGACTGGTGAGATTCCTCGCCTGCCTAAGGGTGGCATTGTTAAACCGACCATTGTTGCCGGTATTAACGCTTTAGGACGTGGACAAGATCGTGAAAGTCTTGCTCAATTCCTGACTGTCATTGCACAGACAATGGGTCCTGAAGCTCTTCAAACTTATATCAATCCTGAAGAAGTTGTCAAACGTTTGGCAGCTGCACAAGGTATTGACGTGCTGAATCTTGTCAAGAGTATGCAAGAATTGCAGCAAGAACAACAAGCTGCTATGCAACAACAGCAACAGATGGCTGTGACTCAACAAGCTGGACAACTGGCAGCAGTTGAACAGAAACGTGAGCAAGCTGAAATGCAAATGATGGCAGCACAAGCACAACAACTTCCACCAACTGAATGAGCGAAACACTTACAATGAATGAAACTCCTGCTGATCAGCCGGAATTGAACGCTGATGAACAGGAGTCTTTGGCTATTGCCGAAGCTAATCAAGCTGAGAACGAACAGCTCTTTGCTGGTAAGTTTAGAGATACTCAATCTCTTGAGCAAGCTTACCTTGAACTACAGAAAAAACTAGGAGAACCTAAAGAAGATGTACGGAACGAAGAAGGGGTCGAAGAAACCGAAGCCCCCGAAGAAGTAGAGGAAGAGTCTGAAGACTCACCACAAGAAACTCTTACTGAAGCTCAAGCTAAAGAGTTGTTTAAAATGGTTGGTGGTGAAAAAGCTTACCAATCCATGATCAACTGGGCAGGTCAGAACCTGTCTAAACAAGAAATTGAAATGTACGATTCCGTTATGGGTCGTGGTGATCCTAACGCAATCTTCTTTGCTGTACAAGCGCTAAATAATAAGTACGTTGATGCTGTTGGTAACGACGGTAACCTGCTTACTGGAAGTGGTTCCACAAAAGATTCACAAGGGTTCCGCAGTCAAGCAGAACTTGTACAAGCAATGTCTGACCCTCGTTACGATAACGATCCTGCGTATCGCTCAGACGTTATCCGTAAACTTGAGAATTCTGACATCGACTTCTAATGAACGACACAAACATCTGGGCTAAAGAGCCACCCCTTATTATGTCTGATCATCCTTACGGTGTTCCCCACAATGAACGAGCTGAACAGCTCAACGGTCGCCTTGCTATGCTTGGCGTCATGGCTGCTTTGGGTGCTTATGCACTGACTGGTCAAATTATTCCTGGTATCTGGTAATGCCTTTACAGAAGGGTAAATCTCAAAAGACTATTTCTGCTAACATTAGAAAGCTGACGATTGAAGGCTACCGTTCTAAACAAGCTGCTGCCATTGCCTACAGTCAAGCCGGTAAATCCCGCAAGAAAAAGTAAATAGAGGAGAGGCTTTCACTTAGCGCGTAAGTGGGAGCCTACCTATTGAGTAGACGGAGATAGAAAAGTTCTTTGCTATTTAATTATGATTCCTCTTCTAACTACTCTGTCAGTGATTTCATCTTGGTATGGTCCTGGCTTCCACGGAAACCTCACCGCCAATGGTGAGCGATACAATCAAAACGGCCTTACTGCAGCGCACAAGACACTCCCCTTTGGAACTAAACTAAAAGTTTGTTACAAGAGGTGTGCCGTTGTACGGGTCAATGATCGTGGTCCCTTTCATGGTAATAGGGAACTAGATCTCAGTAAAGGTGCGGCTGATGCTATCGGTCTCACTAACTCTGGAGTTGGACGAGTCACAGTAACCCGTCTTAACTAATTAATTCATGACTGCCACAATTGCAGCTTTGCCCAAGAACTCTTGGGATTCTTTCTGTGACTGGGTAACCAGCACAAACAACCGTCTTTATGTTGGCTGGTTTGGGACACTGATGATTCCGTGTCTTCTTGCCGCAGCCATTTGCTTTATCGTTGCATTTGTAGCGGCGCCACCTGTTGATATTGATGGAATACGCGAACCAGTCGCAGGCTCCCTGCTCTATGGAAACAACATCATATCGGGAGCCGTCGTTCCGAGCAGCAATGCCATCGGACTACACTTCTACCCAATTTGGGAAGCTAATTCACTTGATGAATGGCTCTACAATGGGGGTCCATTCCAGCTCACAGTGTTCCACTTCCTCATTGGCATCTATGCTTACATGGGACGAGAGTGGGAACTTAGCTATCGACTAGGGATGCGTCCCTGGATCTTCGTTGCCTACTCCGCCCCAGTCGCTGCAGCCACTGCAGTGTTTCTTGTCTACCCCTTCGGTCAAGGTTCTTTCTCTGATGCAATGCCACTCGGTATCTCCGGTACGTTTAATTACATGCTGGTCTTCCAAGCTGAACACAATA